ACAACTAGCTAGAGTTCCCTACGATCCTACTTTGCCTGTCTCAACTGCCTGGGATCTCGGTGTCGCAGACCACAGTAGTATTATATTTTTTCAACAAAAAGGTACGGCAGTACAGATAATAGATTACCATGAAGAAAGAGGTCATGGCTTACCTCACTATATTCAGATGCTAAACGAAAAACCTTACATCTACAAAGATCACTTTGCTCCACACGACATTGATGTACAGGAGTTTGGCAATGGCAAAACCAGAAGAGAGATTGCATATCAGTTAGGAGTTAGGTTTAAGGTAGTACCGAAGCTACCAGTAGAAGAAGGTATTCATGCAGTAACAATGTTATTGAATAGATGTTGGTTTGATACAGACCATTGCAAAAAGTTAATAGATGCGTTAAGACATTACCACAGGAAGTATGTAGACAAATCAAGAATGTTTAGATCTAAACCTGTGCATGATTGGAGTAGTCATGCTTGCGATGCTATGAGGTATCTAGCAGTAGGTTTACAAGAATTAAATACTAGACAAACTGCGCCACAAAGTGTAGCAGATAATAACTATAGGATTATATAATTATGGGTTCAATATTTAAACCAAAAATGCCAGCATTGCCACCACCACCAGCTCCTGTTGAGCCACCAGAGCCAGAACTTTCTCCAGAGGAACAAGCAAAGATTGATAAGGAACAAGCTGCAATTGAAAGAAGAAGAAGAGGTAGAAAGTCTACAATACTTACTGGACCATTAGGTATACAAGAAGATAAGGAAGAAAAACTAAAAACTTTATTAGGAGATTAATATGTTCGATAAAATTAAAAAAGCTATCAAGAAAATGAAACCTGCTGCAAAGAAAGCAGAACCAAAATTTAATAACATGAATGATTTACAAAATGGTATAGCAGTAAACAGAGAATCTAAATCTGAAACTAAATCTGATACTAAATCATCTTTAACTTTCGGAAAGTAAATGGCAGGAAAAGACTATTCAACAATAGGTTCATCGTCTAATAAAAAAGAAAGCTACAGTACATCTAATGCTTTTTCTTCTGGATATAGTGGAGCAAAAAAAACATCAACATCAACTTCAACATCATTTGGTGGTGGAGACGATAATAGGGAAACTTACAGAACTAAAACTCAATACACTCAATACACTCCAACACAAACAAAAAAAGCAAAAGCAAAAGTAGAAGCAGATAGAAAAGCAGATAATCTAAAAAGATTAAATGAAATGCAATATGAACCACCAAAATTTACAGGTCCAGTAGGAGCAGTTTATTCAGGTTTAATTGGCAAAAAAACATTTGAAGTAAATAAATCTTATTTTCAAAAAAATGTTGCAGATCAATTTATAAATGGAAAAAAATCTGCTTACACAAATTCACCAGAATCATTTAAAAAATATATGGAAGATAGAGGTATGGGTAAAGTAGATGCTTATGGTAGAACTATATCTAATAATGATAATGGTGGTGGATCATATGTAGTTGAAAAAAATATTGGTGGAAAAACTTTACTAACAACAACACCAACTACTGCAGAAGTTTCACAAAGCAAAGCAATACAAGTAGAAGATAGTATTGAATTAAAAAAAAGAAGAGTTAAAGCAAAAGGAAGATCACCAACAATCATGACAGGAGTTACTGGCGCAACTGGTAGCTTGACTTTAGGTAAACCAAGTTTATTAGGAATGTAATATGGCACAATCAGAAAAAGCAAAAATTTTATTATCAAGATTTGACAGACTAAAATCACAAAGACAAAATTGGGAAAGTCATTGGCAAGAAGTTGCAGACTATATGCAACCAAGAAAAGCAGATGTAACAAAGTCAAGATCTAAAGGTGATAAAAGAACAGAACTTATTTTTGATGGTTCGCCATTACAATCAGTAGAATTATTATCAGCATCACTTCATGGTATGCTAACTAATCCATCAACACCTTGGTTCTCTTTAAAATTTAAAGATCAAGGAATGGAAGGAGAAGATGAAGCTAAAGCATGGTTAGAATCTGCTACTGAAGTTATGTACTCTGCATTCAATCAATCAAACTTCCAACAAGAAATTTTTGAATTGTATCATGATCTAATTACATTTGGAACTGCTGCAATGTTTATAGAAGAAGATGATGAAGATAATTTAAAATTTTCTACAAGACACATTAATGAAATTTATATTTCAGAAAATGATAAAGGAAGAATCGATACAGTATTTAGAAAGTTTAGAATATCTGCAAGAGCTGCAATACAAAAGTTTGGTAATGTATCAACTCACATTGCAGTTACAGCAAAGAAGGATCCTTACGAAGAAGTAGATATACTTCACGCAGTTTATCCTAGATCAGATTTTAATCCTGCAAAACAAGATAAAGAAAATATGCCTTTTGAATCTATTTACATGGATGCAGATAGTGGTGATGAATTATCTGTTTCTGGATTTAAAGAGTTTCCTTTTGTAGTACCTAGATACTTAAAAGCATCACACGAAATCTATGGTAGATCTCCTGCAATGACAGCTTTGCCAGATGTTAAGATGCTAAATGAAATGTCAAAAACTATAATCAAGTCTGCGCAAAAACAAGTTGATCCACCTTTACTTGTTCCAGATGATGGTTTTATGTTACCTGTAAGAACAGTACCTGGTGGTTTAAATTTTTACAGAGCAGGAACTAGAGATAGAATTGAACCTCTAAACATTGGTGCAAACAATACACTAGGTTTAAACATGGAAGAGCAAAGAAGAAACTCAATTAGAAATGCTTTTTATGTAAATCAATTAATGATGCAAGATGGTCCACAAATGACGGCAACAGAAGTTATACAAAGAAACGAAGAGAAGATGAGATTGCTTGGACCAGTTTTGGGTAGACTTCAATCTGAATTATTAAAACCATTAATCGATAGAGCATTTGCAATTTTAATGAGAAGAAATTTATTTGCACAAGCACCAGACTTTTTATCTGGTCAAGACATTGAGATTGAATATGTGTCACCATTAGCTAAAGCACAAAAATCTACAGAACTTTCATCTATCATGAGAGCAATAGAAATTATGGGTAGCTTATCAAATGTTGCTCCAGTATTTGATCATATCAATATGGATAAATTAGTTAGACATTTAACTAGCATTGTTGGTGTACCTCAAAAAATATTAAAACCACAATCTGAATTAGACGCAGAAAGACAGGCGCAAGCACAACAACAAGAACAAATGCAACAGATGCAACAAGTACAACAATTAGCAGAAGCAGGAGGAAAAGTAGCACCATTAGCAAAAGCATTGCCAGAAGAAGCGCAAGCAGTAGCTAATGCAGATGTTGAGTAGTATGCAATCAGAAAAACAAATGGAAAGTTTCATAAAGAAACTAAAAGATAACTATCAATATATTTTTAACACAGACGAAGGCAAAGAAGTTTTGTCTGATTTAGAAAAAAGATGTCATTATCATTCTACCACCAATGTAAAAGGTGATAGTCATGAAAGTGCATATATGGAAGGTCAACGCAGCGTTCTTCTATTTATAAAACAAATGCTGCAAAAGGAGAATAAGAATGTCAAGTGAACAGATAACACAAACTGATGTGCCTGTAGAAGAGACAACAACTACTACAGACACTCCTCAAACAATTGAACAACCTTCAACTGTTGCTAAATCTTGGAAAGAAACAATCTCGGAAGAGTTTAGAAACGATCCTAACATTTCTAAATTTACTGAAATAGATGCGTTAGCTAAAAGTTATATCAACGCAACTAGAATGATTGGTCAAGATAAAGTTGCAGTACCAAATGAAAACTCAACAGATGATCAATGGCAAGAAGTTTATGGAAAACTAGGTAGACCAGAATCTCCAGATAAATATAAACTAGAAGTACAATCTGAAACAGCTCCATTAGATGATACTGCAATAAAACAATTTGCAGAGAATGCTCATCAACTTGGTTTAAATAATAAACAAGCGCAAGGTATTCTAGAGTTCTACAAAAATTCTATGGAAGGTTCTATTCAACAAGCAAGAGTAGATACTGAAACTGCTCAAGCAAATGCAGAACAAGAACTTCGTAAAGAGTGGGGTAGATCTTATGATGAGAATATAAAAAAAGCTGGTGCTATTGCTAAAGCAAACATGAGTGAAGATATTCTTAACATGGAACTAAAAGATGGTACTCGTATTGGAGATCATCCTTCTGTGATTAAAGGTTTTGCAAGCATTGCTAATCTAATGTCAGAAGATAAATTAGTAAGTACAGAAAGTGAGAATGTTGATAGAGGTACAGATTATGAAGCTGAAATCAGTAAACTTGTTAATGATAGGGATGGTCCATATTGGAATAAGTCTCATCCAGATCATGACAAAGTAGTTCAACAAGTATTTACTTTAAGAACAATGATTAATGGATAATCAAGAATTAAGATTAGAAATACTTCGTATTGTTGTAGAGAGTGGATCAGAGAATCAAAAATCTAATCCCTTGCCAATCTGCGAAGAATATTATACATGGGTTTGTAAGGCGAGTGAAAATTCGCCTAACAAAAGAAAGACAATTCGTAAGAACCTTTCTGACAACAAGGAATAGACTTGTAGTCTAAAAGACTTTAAATCCAAGAGAAGCCAATTTTTTTGAGAACTCCTCTGATTTTGTTTAATAATAACTTAACAAATAATAGGAGACAATTATGTCAACTGAAATAACAAAAGCATTTGTAGAACAATATAGTTCAAACATACAAATGTTATCACAACAAAAAGGATCACTTTTAAGAGATAAAGTGAGACTTGAATCTGTTACAGGAAAAAATGCATTCTTCGATCAAATCGGAAGTGTAACTGCAACAGTAAGATCAACTAGACACTCTGACACTCCACAAGCAGATACTCCTCACTCAAGAAGAAGAGTTTCACTTGTTGACTATGAGTTCGCAGATTTAGTTGATGATCTAGATAAAGTAAGAATGTTAGTAGATCCAACTTCTAGCTATGCACAAGCTGCTGCTTATGCAATGGGTAGAGCAATGGATGATGCTATCTTAACTGCTGCAATCGGTTCATCTGACACAGGTGTTGCTGGTGGTACTGCAGTAGCTTTACCTGCAGGTCAAAAGATTGTTGAAGCTGGAACTGCTGGTTTAACTATTGCTAAATTAAGAGAAGCAAAAGAAATCATCGATCTTGCTGATGTTGATCCTTCACTAAAAAGATACATCGTAGTATCTCCAAAACAGATCTCTGATCTATTAGGAACTACTGAAGTAACTTCAAGTGACTTCAACACAGTAAAAGCATTAGCTGCAGGAGATGTTAATACATTCCTTGGCTTTGATTTCTGTGTATCTAACAGACTAGCAATCGCTTCAAGCAAAAGAAAATGTATCGCTTTCGTACAAGATGGTGTTGCATTAGCTGTAGGTAAAGACTCTACTGCTAGAATCGATGAAAGATCTGACAAAGGTTATGCAACTCAAGTCTACTATTCTGCTGCATTCGGTGCGACTAGAATGGAAGAAGAAAAAGTTGTAGAAATACAGGCTCACGAAGCATAATAAATAGAATTTTAGGGGGTGGAAGCGAGAGTGGAAACCCCCTAGAGTGCATGAAACAAATTAAAGATCTACAAACTGTTCTACATTTTAAAAAAGGAGATCATGTTTATAGATATGTTTTAGTAGATAGATTTAAGAATGATGGTAAAAATCATTATGGATTTGATACTAAACAAGAAAGAACGACAGAAGAAATATTCGCTTTAGAAAAAGATAGACATATAAGGCGAAAGTATATTATAAGGAAGTAATATGGCATCAGTAGTAGACATTTGTAATGGAGCATTAAACCAACTTGGTGCATCGACAATATTATCACTTACAGAAGATTCAAAAAACGCAAGACTTTGCAACGCAAGATACACACAAGTTAGAGATAGTTTATTTAGATCTCATCCCTGGAATTGTTTAATCAAAAGAGTTGAACTAGCAAGAGACACAGAAACTCCTTCATGGGGTTTTAGTTATCAATTTACTTTACCTGCAGATTGTTTGAGAGTTCTTGGAATATTAAATTACGATTATGATTTTAAAGTAGAAGGTAGAAAAATTTTAGCAAACCATGGAACAGTAAAAATTCAATATGTTTCAAGAGTAACAGATGCCAATCAATATGATGAACTATTAAGAGAAACAATTTCTGCATCACTAGCAGCAGACATTGCTTATGCAGTTACTTCATCTAATCCTACGGCTTCTAATATGTATAATTTATTTCAAGACAAATTAAGAGAAGCAAGATTTGTAGATGCTACAGAAGGTCAAAATACTAATCCAGACAATGGTCAATCAGATGTTATTGGATCTTCATCTTTTATAAACGCAAGGTACTAACCTATGGCTAGAGTTGCTGTTCAATTAACGAACTTCACAGGTGGAGAATTATCACCAAGGCTAGATGGTAGAAACGATCTACAAAAATACCCTACAGGATGTAAGACTTTAGAAAACATGATTGTCTATCCTCATGGAAGTGCAGCAAGAAGATCTGGCTCACAGTTTGTAGCAGAAGTAAAAGACAGTTCTAAAGAAACAAGATTAATTCCTTTTGAGTTTAGTACAACACAAACTTATATGTTAGAGTTTGGTGAGCAGTACATAAGATTTTATAAAGATAATGGTCAAATATTATCTGGTGGTTCAGCTTACGAAATATCTTCACCTTATTTAGAATCAGAATTGTTTGATATTAAATATGCACAAAGTGCTGATGTTATGTATTTATGTCACCCCAATCATCCAGTAAAAAAATTAGCTAGAACAGGTCATACATCCTGGACACTAACAAGTGTTGAATTTACGAATGGTCCATTTATGGATCACAATATTGAAACAACAACAATAACAACTTCTCATACTGCTGTTGGTTCTACTGCTACATTAACATTATCATCAACAACTGGAGTTAATTCTAATCAAGGTTGGCTATCTACAGATGTTGGAAGATTAGTACACATGAAAGATGGTCATTTAAAAATTACAGGATATACATCTTCAACTCAAGTTACTGCAACTGTAGAAGTTGCTATATCTTCTGGTAGTGCAACTACTGATTTTGCATTAGGATCATTTTCAGATACTACAGGTTATCCTTCTTGCGTAACTTTCTTTGAACAAAGATTAGTATTTGCAGCAACCTTATCTCAACCACAAACATTATTTTTTTCAAAGTCTAGTGATTATGAAAACATGGATGATAACTATCATGGAACAGTAGCAGATGATGATGCTATTATTTACACTATTGCATCAAACCAAGTAAACGCAATTAGATTTATGACAGCTACCAGAACTTTAATTATTGGTACAGCAGGGGGTGAGTTTGCAGTTAGTGGTGGTGGAACTGATATTGCAATAACACCTACAAACATATTAATTAAAAAACAATCTAACAATGGAGCTGCAAATGTAGATGCTCTAGCTGTT